ATTCAACTTCAAGATGACTCTATTCTTTCTGTTTATCATCATTGGGATGGTTATCCTGAGTGGTTGGGTAAAACACTCAAGGCACAATACAATACAAAGGAGAAAGTAGCAGAACTGATTGACGGTGGCGATATGTCAACCTGCTGGGCAGATGAGATTTGGGGTAAGAAACTTCCCAAAGGAACATATGCTCCTGAGTATTACTCTGCACGCGGTGAAGATTGTCCTCCTCGCTATGATGAAACCCGCGAACAGTTTCTCTCTGATGGTGAAGAGTATTCTTACATTTTTACCAGCGCAGGTTGGGTGTGTTATGATATGAACGAGTTTAACGATAAGGAACCTGAACTGACTGAAATTCCTGCCTGATTATTACTCACCTCCAAACTGTTTTATTATTGTAAGCACAACACTTATGGACTGGTTCGACGACAATCAAGTTGAAGAAATGGAAAACTTCGACTTTGTTTCCGAGGATATTGAAGACCTTGTTCAAGAACAAAAGGACTTCAATATGAAGGAATATCTTAACGGCAACATCGACTACTGAAACCACAACCACACAAAACAATGACTGAAACTGTAAACGTCCTGCCCCATCTTAAGGAACTTCGCGAGACCTGGAGGCGTCAAGATTTCCGCTACACTAAAGATCAACAGCAGCAATATGATATGCTAGTTGAAGCACGTCGTGAGCGTGTAAAGTATTTTTATGAAGCGGGTCTAGTTGCTAAACCTGGCGAGCGACTCAATAGGGAAGAAGAGCAACAAGAAGAAGACAGTTGAATATCTGACACCCTGGTGTCCTTATAGGGGCACTGGGGTGTTATTGTAATAAATAACAGGAGACAAACACTACTCCCGATGAAAACCTTCTCTCAATTTATCACTGAAGTCTACGATAAGGACGTGATGGGTTCATCTCAGATTAAAAAGTCTGGTGAGGGTGGTAGAGTTGGTGCAGATAGAAGAAAGAGTGATCCCGAACGTCGCAGAATGAAAGCGGTTGGCGGCGGTAAAATGGAACCCGTAAAGTATAAAGATAGAAAAGATATTGGTCAGCAGAAACAAGTAAGCACCCGCCAACAACAACCTGAAAAGGAGCGTGGCAGTAAAGAAGTAGCAAAAACATATGCTGATAAAGTAAAAGAAAGAAGAAGAGCAGAAGCAAAGGCAAGAGCAGCAGCAAAAGCATCTGGCGGTGATACAAAAGCAGCATCAAAAGCAGCAAAGACTTCATCTAGAGAAGCAGAAAAAGCAGCAACCAAACTGTTATCAACTAAAAAGAAAGAAGAGAAGAAAAAAGAATCAAAACCACGCCGTGAGTGGAAAACTGCTGATGGTGGTGGAATGACTAGAAAAGAAAGAGATGCCGCTAGAAATAGAGAAAAAGGTGCTGCATTGAAAGCACGCAAAGCAGAACTGATTAAGGATTTCACTGAGAAGAATGGTCGCGCTCCTAAAGGTGCAGAACGCACAAAACTTATCGGTTTAGCACACAAATCTGTAAAAGCAGGTGTCTGATAGGAACGCCATCAGACACCCCTAGAATCGTCTACAACGCCATCTAACTGATGGTGTGGTATAATCTACCTATTGAACAACCATTTTATTATGAACATCTATGTCCACACTCCTCGTGAGTGGTTTGAACTTTATCAACTAGGAAAACGCCAGTTTGGTTGTTTCATTGGTCATACCAGTAGGGACATGTTGGAAGAACGTTTTGATGATGGTGATTACTCTCACTTCATTGAAGTTCCCCAGGTTTTGAGGAAATATGAAGGTCTGCATGAGGAAATTACAGACCACTGGATTCATGATGAAGTTATTGCTGAAGGGTGGCATCAATATAACAAACTATGCAAAGAAGGAAGGTCGCCAGACTTTTTTGTTACGGATAAAGATCCAGAAACTGCATTGCAGATTATTGATCGTGCTGTTGAAAGAGTTAAAGCATATTGGGATAACTATATCGAGCAGTATGGAGAATCTCCAGCTAAGGTAAAGAAAAAGACCCGAAGTCGTTTGCAGGACTATCATCGAATGGTCAAGAAAAACGTGATGGATGGTATCTTTGATGCTCATTTGAAGAATCTACCGAAAGATGCTAAAATTGCAGTAGCGCGTGATGCTCATGGACGCATCTCAGAATATCTAATTGACAAAGATTTTACTAACATTACTACTGATGAACAGATCAATTCTCTACATCAGGAAGTTCTAGAAAATATCACCATTGTAGAGGAGTTGGACAAAATGTTTGATGTGCTTATTGGAAATCCCCCATATAATGGTGGATTGTATGAGAAGTTTGTTGGGAAGATTCCAAGCATTCTGAAACCTAATGGTACTTTTTCTCTGCTATTGCCAGCGTACACACTTACTCGTGCAAAGTCAGCAAAACGACTGAGAGATGATGTTTGTTTGACTCATGTTGATATGACATGTGGTGAAGCATTCCCATCAATCAGTGGCACCTGGGTTGCACGTTTTGATGGGACAACTGGTCGCACTGGTGATAAATCATTCACCGTAAAACTTCCTAATGGTAACATCGTAGAAACTTCGTTCAATGAAATTTTTCCTACATCTGAAAAGTTCATTGGACCGAATGGATTGACCGAGGATGATATTTCTATTGTTCGTAAAGTTCTGAATGGCACTATCAATTATGACTGTCACAAGGATACAGAACTGAATGCAAATAATCTAGTCTATTTGCGTCCTACTCTGAAATATATTGCTAAACCATCACCTGCTGCTGGGGCATTTACTCTCAACATTGTTTCTAATCATTGGGATTCTACAGTAACAAATGGGTGTTATCTGTATGCTCCTAATGCTGATACAGTAAAGGAAATCTACACTAAATCTAAACTATTCAATTTTGTGAACTGGTTGATGGTCAGCGATTTCCCAATGGTTAGTAAGTCCTATATCTGTATGCTGCCTGATGTTACTAACCTCACATACAAAAATGAGTCCGAACTGTATGAACATTTCGGACTCAGTGATAGTGAAATTGATAGGATTGAATCTATTTTTTCTTCCTAATATCCTTGAGCAGGGCATCAATCCCTGCTTTTGCTTTTTTCTCCTTATTTTTTCTCGCTCTCTCTTTTCTTTCCTCTGGTGAAATACCTCTCTCAGATGTCTTATCTTTTGCTAAATTCTTTTTGTAATCACTAGCACGTTTGTCATCTGCTTTGGGGTTATTCTGTGTCGATTTTTGAGCACCAGCACCAGTCCAGGTAGTGTTATTTGCAAACCTACCTTTTCCTGCAAATGCTTTACCTTCTCCGCCAGTAGATTTGCCCGTGTCGGTGCCAGTTTGCGCAGTCTTTTTCTGCGTGGTTCCGCGTCCTGAATAATTATTGATTCCCTCACCTTTTCTCATCTCACGTCTACGGAGTTTCTTTACTTCTTCGTCAACCTGATACATTTCCTGATACGTTCTCATCAGGTCTTGAAATGTTTTACCATCCATAGTAGAATACTTCCAAATACTGTTTCAAATTATTTATAAATTATGGCAAAAAATAAACACAATGAAACGGTAGGATCTGACATTGACAGGTCCGATGATAGAATTAGTCAAACAGGTGAGGTATTCACTCCCATAGAACTTTGTGCCTCTATGGTATCAGAGATCCCTGAATCTACGTTGAAAGATAAAAATTCTATTTTTCTCGACAACTCAGCAGGGTGTGGGAACTTCCTACTAGCATTGCAGACAGAATTATTGAAATATCATGAGTTATCATATATCAACGATAATATGCTGTATGCAGTAGAACTTATGCCAGACAATCATGTGGAACTGTGTAAGAATCTTGGTGTTTCAGTTGATCACCCTCACTTTGTGTGTGCTAATGCATTAGAATATAATTATTCTTTTGGTGAACCTGTAGGACTAGAATCTTTCTTCAATTAAAGTTACTCACCTCCAAAGTGTATCTGTAGTGTAAGCACACGATTCTTTTATGACTCGTCCCGACGTTATTATGGAACGCGAGGATTATGCTGCCACCTTTGAACTTTTGTTCTTAGATTTCAAAGCACGTCTCCGTATTCATAACTACGAAGTGAAAAAACTGGGAGAAGATCTTTCTCTCCTGTTTAATGTTATCACCGACAAAGCATATTATTCTGCTATTGATCAGTGATTTTATGAGGAGGGTATAAACACCCTCCTTTTTTATGCCGATGTAAAAGTTACTCACCTCCAAACTGTTTTAGTAGTATGAAGAACACCCACATCGAACACCCCGAAGACTCCATCCTCACGGGTGATCTTTCTGCTCTAGATTGGTTTGCAGAACCCGATAGTTACATTAGCACCAAGATTGACGGTGCTCCTGCTATTGTTTGGGGCACAGATCCTGCGACAGGTACATTTTTTGTTGGCACTAAATCTGTCTTCAACAAGGTAAAGATTCGCATTGCTCACAACCATGAAGAAATTGATTCGCTCTATCAGGGTAAGGTTGCGCGTATTCTGCACGCTTGCTTTGATTGTCTACCTCGCACAGATTCTATCATTCAAGGTGATTTTATTGGTTATGGTGGGAGTCTTACTTATCGTCCCAACACGATTACTTACCTCTTTCCTGAAATAATTGCAGAGGATATTATCATCGCACCCCACACAATCTATGCGGCAGATGATGATCTCCGCAATGCAGTTGCGTCTCCGATGATACTCTGCCCAAAAAGTACCGATCAATGTTTGTTCATCAAACCTGAGGTTTCACTGAATCCTTATCGTGAAGATCTGGAGGATATTTGTAAGTATGCCAAACAAATGGCAACTCTGTGTGAATTCACATGGTTGGATGCCAAAACTGCTGCAAAAGTCAAAAAACATATCAATGACTGCATCCGCAATGAGAATGCCATTGATGAGGATGAAATTGCAGAAAAATTTGATATTGACATCAACGTGATCCGATTGTGGAAGTTGGTTGCAACTATCAAGGACGATTTGTTCTGCTACATTGAAGAGCGTGATGAAATTCAGTGTATGATTGGTAACATGCACACTCTGCACGAAGGTTATGTCATCACCAACAAATATGGTATGTTCAAAGTTGTTGACCGCGAAGAGTTTAGTTGCGCAAACTTTACCATGGAAAAAACGTGGTGAATTAAAATTACTCACCTCCAAAGTGTCCCTATAGTGTAAGCACCATTCAACGTTATGCCTTCCACCGAATTCGCTGATTTCGTCGCAACTCAAGACGCTCGCAATCAGATTCAACTCAACGTGCGCAAATACACGCTGATGTTGTGTGATGCACTTGTCCTTGATTTCAAGACCAGTCATCCTAACTCTGATCCCTACAAGTTCTACATCGAAAGTGGTCGTAAGTATCACAAAGTTATCATGGAAACTAACGGTCAATCCCGTAGTGTTCATGCCTTTGTTGATAAAAAGACTGGTGAAGTTTACAAACCAGCATC